ATCTTATACGGAAGTGCTACTGAAGTTCTACAAAGATCTTTTCCTTCTAGTCCATTTTTTTCACGCCATACTCCAAAATGTTGCGAAATATATCTTAAACCATCTCTAAAAGCTTCAAGATCTGTATACTGTTTACCATCATATCCATATTTATTTTGTGCGAATAAAGACAATACAATTTGACCTCTATCTTTCAATAAATATGCATCACACGTTCCGAGTAGTTCTTCCGGCTCGAACTTACAAAACTCACAAAACTTTCTATAGTGTTTATAAATACCTTCATCATAATCTCTTAATGCTTTAGCAACTCCAGTATTCATTTCTCCTTGGCAGTTAACCTGATGAATTATAAAATCTGTCTTTGCATTAACGATATTACCTTCAATAATTTTAATCATAAATCTTTTCCTATAAATCCTGAAATGTAAACTTCTCGCCACAGGAGCAAATCACTTCTCCAATAGTTCCGATTGATGTTGGTGTAAAGCACCATGTAAGAGAGCCGCCTATGCAACCATGTCCCATTGCTCTCTGTTCCATAGTTTTCAAACCATGTTTCTCAGCATCATGTTTTAATTCCCACTCTCTGATTTTCTCTTGTTCTTTTTCTGAAATTGGAAATCCTCTGTACAGATCCTCTTTCGCTTTTTTTAGTTCTGCTTCCATTCTCTGCATTTCAGAATCTTTATAATGCTCATCTTTGAGCTTCTTGTTTTCTTCTTCTAAGTATTTAATTCGTTTTTCATAAGTATCTACTTTATCAATAATCCCCTGACAAAGATCTGAAACTGAATCCGTAAAATATGTACTACTCATTTTTATACCTCCTTCATTAAATATTTCACTGGAACCCTTTTAGTCAGCCAAACTCCATTTTTAGATAAGTAAAATTTGTATCCATCTTTGTACATCTGTTCACTATTGATAGAATAAACAACTTCTTTACCATGTCTCTTGCCGACAGCTTTGGCGGTTTCAACATCTTTTGACAAATGAACATATAAACGACTTTTAGGAATCAGTCCATTCTGATCAATAGACGCTATATATTTCTCGCCAGTTCCATGATAAAGAATTTTAGGTGGCTCTTTCTCTTCCAGTTCTACATCTACCGGAATTGAATGTCCCTGATTCGCTCTGATCAATGTCTTGTCATCATTGAAAGAATATCGCTGCTTATTGTCAGTCCGTACAATTTCCTCTAAAAATTCTTTGTTAAATCCGGGATTGTTTTTAGCGATACCCTGAATCAGTTCTTCTACATTCGCCCAACCATGTTCATCTATAGTAATACCAATAACTTCAGGCTTATGTCTTAATATAAGACTTATATATCTACTAATACTTTGTAAATTCATTCTCTTTACTCCTCTTTACTCCATAAATGATGAAACGTGTACAGTTACAAAATCACTATGTGCACGAATATAATCCAAAGTTTTTACTGTATCCTCTACAATTGCAATCTGAGACGGCTTAAGCCCAAGCTTTTGTTGCAGCGTCTGAAGCACAGTAAGTTTTTCTGTCTTTTCTAAAGTAAAATAGATATTATCATCCGGAAGGCCGTAATTATCTTTGATAAAAGCTCTTTTGCCGGGGATCTCACTGAAAGGACTCTTTGAACAGGTATATACTTTATCAATACCTTTCTTCTGAATAAACTCTTGCATTAATTTAATCGGACGTACATCTTTATACGGATTCTCACCGGAAGCTACAAGTCTATCCCATTCATCATCAGTCATACTGTGACTCAGTTCTGAAAATTCATATGGAGCAAGCACACCGTCCACATCCATTACTACAATTACATCATCTTTTAATAAATAATCTGTAATTTTACTCATCTTTGTTTCCTCCGTTTAATCTTTCTCTAATGTCTTCAAATGTTTCTTTATTGCAAGCTTTCCCATCTACAAATACGGTACTTAACGCTCCGTCACGAAATACATCATTATACCCGTCTTCACACTGTAATTCTCCATTGTCATCGTAATATATACAACAACACCCTTTATGAGATTTTTTCAAATGACTCGTATCGGTTTTGGGATCTTTATAAATCATAATTGGTTCACCGTTGACGATTCCATATGTAGCTTTCATAGCAATGCCAAACATATCTCTAGTTACAACAACCATGTATCCATCAGGTTCTATAACTGCTGAGAAGCAAAATGCTCCGACTCCGAATACGATATTGTTTGCAGCAAATCCTTTTTTCTTCAGTTCTTCCCATACCTGCTTTACATTATTAAGAGTACATCCGTCTCCATAGATAATTCCAATGTGAGAATCAAGTACTTTATATCCTTTGCTATTTACTGTTCCGCCGAATGTATTCCAAAGCTTTTCAATTGTCTCTACAGCAATTTCTACCATATCTCCGGAATCTGGACGGACCAGAAGTTTGCCATTATGCTGCATGATTTCTTTTTTACAAGCCGGAAGAATATTATCAATCATGTTCCAGTAATCATAAGTGTCAGATACCATACTAAAAGATGCATTAGGATATAGTTCCGTAAGTAGTCTTTTTACAAATGTGATTTCATCACCGTCTACTGCATAATTTGAAGCCATAACTGAATGTTCTGTTGATACAGCACCAATTCCGATTCTTTCAGTCCAACAGCAAGCATCATAATATGTATCTATATAATCAATAGCAGGAATTGTGCTTGTCTTATCAAATGATAATAACCAAGCAGATGAACATCTTACTGCCTCTTCCATACATGACATTCCTCTCATACCAAAGTCTGAGCAGGCCATTTCAGGTCTTAAAAGGTCATCACAAGTCATTTTATAGTAGTCATTTGCAAGTTCTCTA